GATTCTGAGCGCGACCGAGGTGGCGATCTGCGGCCTGCTCGGCGTGGCCCCCAACGACTTCATGAGGCGCAAAGGCAGCGGCGCCGATTTTCTGCGCCTCAACAAAGATCTGCCGGATGCGAACCTCTAACTCTATTCGAACGGGCAAGGTGACAAGATGGCGGCACTGACAAATTCTCGAAACACGCCTGAGATGGCCGACGGCGGTCGCATCCGGGTTATCGACGTCGAAGCGAACACGACGATCTTTCTCGGCGGCATGGTCGCGATCAACGCGGCCGGCAACGCGGTTCCCGCGTCGGCGACTACTACCACGGCCAACGCGCAGAAGGTCATCGGTCGCGCTGACTACGTCGTCAATGGGATTCCCGCGCAGAACGCGGTGAACAACCCCGGCGCGGCCGGCGCGATTCAGATAGCGGTGCGCAAGGGCGTCTTCATGTATGCGCAGGACAACTCGATCACTGCGGCCTCGGTGGGAAGCCCGTGCTTCGCGCTCGACGACAACAACGTGACCGCGACCGATCGCGCCTCGGGTGCGCCGGTGCAGCAATACGCGGTCGCGGGCGAAGTGGTGGCGGTCGATGCATCGGGTGAGGTGTGGGTCGATTTCCGGCAGCAGGCAACGCCGGCCGCATAGGCAATCAAGGAGCAAGGAGCTAGAACCAAGATGGAAGTATCTCCGCAAAACCTTTCCGCACTCTTCACCGGCTTCGACGTTGTCTTTCAGCGCGGCTTCGAAAAGCCTCCCTCTTACTACGAATCGATTTGCTCGATCGTGCGTTCCTCCAGCAGGGTCAGTACCTATCCATGGCTGGGGCGCACGACCAAGTTCCGAGAATGGCTCGGCGATCGGGTTATCCAGGCGCTCGAAGCGCATTCCTACACCATCGCCAATCGCAACTTCGAGGACACGGTATCGATCGATCGCAACGACATCGAAGACGACACCTATGGCGTCTACGAGCCGATCATCGAGCAGCTCGGATGGGACACCAAGGTTCATCCTGACATGCTGCTGTTCCAGATGATCAAGAACTCGGTGACGACTCCTTCGAGTGTCGTCGGCTACGATGGTCAGCCGTTCTTCTCATCGACGCATCCTGTCGGTCCGCTCGGACGTGCCGACGCCGACTCGACGGCTTCCAACATCAATAGCTCCGGATCCGGTCCTTACTGGTTCCTGATCGATGCTTCGCGTGCGATTCGTCCTTTCATCTTTCAGTTGCGCCGCGAGTATGCCGTCACGCGCATGAGTTCCATCAATGATGAGGCGGTCTTCAATCGTCGCGAGTTCCGCTACGGCGTCGACGGCCGCGCCAACACCGGAGTAGGGCTCTGGCAGCTCGCCTACGCCAGCAACCAGGACCTTTCCAATTCCACTAACTATGGCGCCGCGCGCACTGCAATGCGTTCGCTCAAGACTGACGCTGCGATGCCGTTCGGCACGTTGGCGAGCGGCAAAGGCGTCTATCTCCTGGTGCCGCCCGCGCTGGAGGAAGTAGGGCGGCAACTCCTCAATTCGGAATTCATGGCAGGGGCCGGCGCCAGCTCGGGCGTGTCCACCACTAACATCTGGCGCAACAGCGCGGACCTGATCGTGAGTGAGTACCTCGCCTAGGAAACGAAGTCATGAGCTACGCGACACCGCAAGACATGATCAATCGCTATCCAAATCGCGACCTGGTGCAACTTACCAACGAGGATCCCACGATCACGACCATCAACACCACCGCTTTGCAGCAGGCGCTTGATGATGCTTCGGCGGAGATCGATGGCTATCTCGGTGGGCGCTTCACTCTGCCTTTGACCGATGTACCTGATGTGCTGAGCCGGCTCTCATGCGACGTGGCGATGTATCGCTTGCAGTCGTTGCGTCCTATCCATGACCTGGCCGATGCGCGCCTTCGTTATGACGATGCGCTAGCTATGCTTACCAAGGTGGCGAGCGGCGAGATGACACTTGGCATCGGCGCCGATGGTCAGGCGACGCAGGTGGCGCAAGACGCGGAGCAGACGGCGGGACCTAAGCGCATCTTCAGCCGCAGGCGGATGAGGGGTTTCTAGGCGATGGGAGTTGTTCTCGACACGCCCTGGATCGGGCAGCAGTTTTCGCCTCCGACAGCGATCGATATCGCAGCCATCGAGACTGCGATCGTAGAGCGGTTGCGCGCGATGGTTACCTCGATCGAGATAGTTCATTTTCCCGATAATCCCAGGAACTATCGCCTTACGCATAGAATCGGCGCGGCGCTGATCGTATATCGCGGCTCCAACTACGGAAAGGTGGCCGATACTGCGTCGATCATCCAGGAACGAACCATGGAGTTTGACGTCACCGTACTGGTCCGCGACCTGGGATGGAGTGTCGGTGGGAGTCCGGGAGCGACCTCCCCCGGAGCCTATGCCATCCTGGAAGCGATCCGCGCCGCGCTGACCGGATATCAGGTTCCTGGCGCGCGCAAGATCTTCATGACCCGCGACAAGTTCGTCGAGCGCGATGCGGATGGTGGCGTATGGGTCTATCTCCTTAGCATAGCGCTGACGACGATGGCGCTGGAGCTGTCCACGACCGATGACTTCCCGCTGTTCATCAAAGGTGTAGCACTCGAGACAGGTGGCGAAAGCACGGTCACTGTCGGCGCGACGGAGTTCACGTTCAACTCGCAGGATCAGATTCAGCTTCCGAACGATAACATCATAGCAGTTACAGTCAGCACGCTGGGCGGATCGGCTTTGGTGCCGGGAACAGACTTCGCGCTGGATCCGGTAAATGGAATTGTGACCCGCCTCTCATCCGGCGGCATAGCCGGCAATGCCACGGTCAATATCGCATGGAGCTATGCCGACGCGGTTGTCGCGTCGGAAGGAGAATCGGCGCCATTCGCCTAGGGCGCCAAGTCAGGGCCGGAGACTCAATCTCAAACATACGGTGAAACAATGCCAGCAAGTTTCTTACATGGAATCGAAGTGATCGAAGTTGACAATGGTCCGGTGCCGGTGACGGTGGTCAAATCCGCCGTCATCGGATTGGTAGGTACTGCGCCATCATGGGCGGTCGAGGCTCCTTCGACGGCGCCGGCGGTCAATACGCCGACCCTGGTGTCATCGGCGCTGGATGCGGCCAACTTCGGACCGCTGGTGCGCGGCTATACGATCCCCTATGCGCTTGCGGCGATCCAGAACCAGGGCGCGGGTCAGGCCATCGTCATCAACGTATTCGATCCTACCAAACACTTCACTTCGATTGCGGCCACGGCTTTTACCTTCAATGCTCAAGGCGCGATCAATGTAGGTCATATGGGAGTCTCGAACGTCGTGGTGACGAGTGACCCGGCCGGAACCACCTATGTGGCTGAAACTGACTATACGCTCGATGCTGTCGATGGAGTCATATCGATCATTCCAACCTCATCGGGAGGTCATATCGCGGCCAATGCAACGGTGCTCGTCGCTTTCAACTACGCCGATCCGACCATGGTTCAGGACTCCGACATCATTGGAGGGGTTACCAACGGCGTCTATACCGGAATGCAGGCCTTCCAGACCACCTATGGTACCATGGGATTCTTTTCGAAGATCCTGATAGCACCCGGATACTCGCAATCCGCGGACATCGCGACGGCCGAAATCTCGATGGCGAACAAGATCCGCGCAGTCGCGCTGATCGATTCGCCTCCCTCCACGCCGGTTGCGAGTGCTATCAGCAATCGCGGTGCAAGTGGAAACGCATTCAACACTTCGAGCGTCCGCGCGGTCTTGTGTTACCCGCAGGAGACCTTCTATGACACCGGAATCGTTTCTACCGGAGTAACTCTCAGCGCGACCGGCGCCGCGCTGACATCGCAGTTCAACTCGCTCGCAGTCGGGCCGTACTCCTCGTGGGTAGCCGGCGCGATCGCGGCCCGCGACCTCTCGAATGGGTACTGGTGGTCGCCTTCCAACCTAGAGGTTGAAGGCATCCTGGGACCCGATGTGCAGCTCTATGCGTCTGCGATCGATGCGTCATCGGATGGAGGTACATCCGAGAGGTGTGGAAATAGAGAAAAGGCGATGTAGCCTTCCAGGTT